GAAATTATCTAACAAATTCAACGAAATTCGTCAGAACTTTTTGAACGCAGTGGCAAATGGTGCGCCTCAAGAAGAGCAAGCGAAACTTTACAATGAAATGATCGAGTCGATGACAAACGAAATGATGGAGCAAGCTCGCACTGCCGCTCATGAGGAAGTCTCAGCAATGAATCCTTATGATGCTAAATTGACTGCAGAAGCTCGTGAATTCTTCAACGACATCGACAAAACTGCTCCTGTAGGAGTAGAAAAACTCTTCCCACAAGAAACCATTGACCGTATCTTTGACGATATGGTAAAATCTCGCCCACTCTTGCAACACATTGGATTGCGCAATGCTGGCATCCGTCTTAAATTCCTAAAATCAACTCAAACTGGTGAAGCTGTTTGGGGCAAGATCAATGGGGAAATCCAAGGTCAATTGAAACAAGCCTTCAACGAAGAAGAAGCTATTCAAAACAAGTTGACTGCATTTGTAGTCATTCCTAAAGACTCTGAAAAATTCGGTCCTGCTTGGTTGCAATCATTTGTATCTGCACAAATCACAGAAGCGTTTGCTGCTGCTTTGGAAGCCGCCTTCTTGAACGGTGACGGAGACGGCAAACCTATCGGTCTTTCTCGTACCCTCACTGGAACTGCTGCTGGCAATAAAACAACTTTTGCCGAAAAAGAGGCCCAAACTGCGAACCTTACATTTGCTGACTCTGCAACTGTTGTCAAAGAATTGACTGCGGTGTACAAACATCACTCTGTTAAGTCTGACGGAAATCCAGTGGCAGTTGAAGGAAATGTCGTGATGGTAGTCAACCCAGCTGATGCATGGGATGTCAAAAAACAATACACTTCCTTGAACGCTCAAGGAACGTATGTGACTGCAATGCCGTACAACTTGATCTTAGTTGAGTCAGTTGCTCAAACTGCTGGTAAAGTGACTACATTTGTCAAAGGTCGCTATGATGCATTTGTAGGCGGTGGAATCGAATTCGGTCGCTTTACTGAGACTTATGCTCTCGAAGATTTGAACCTCTACACTGCTAAGCAATTCGCTTATGGTAAGGCTCACGATGAAAAGACTGCTGCTGTCTGGGTATTGAAAATTAAATAATAGGTGGTGACACCAAATGGAAGAAACAAAACAATTTCATCCGCTTCTAGTGACATTTAAGGAGCGGATGAAAATCTTTCATGATGCCGAAGACGGGAATCTTTCAAGGATGTTGACTTCATCCGAGAAAGCAATTCTCGACTTAACAGGAGGTTTTGATTTGTCAGATTCTCGCACCGAAGAGCTTGTTTTGGAGCGTGCAAGATATCTGTACAATGATCAGGTCGAGTTTTTCTTCGCAAATTTTCAAGGAGAGCTCCTTGAGTTGTCACTTCAAAACCACCCAATAGGAGGAAAAGAGTGCTAGAAACAATCCAAGATTTCTTTGACTTAAAAGAAAATGTTGTCCGACACGTTGGAGACATTTTTGAAGTTGATGAAGATCGAAAAAACGAATTGATGAAGAAATTACCTGATTTTGTTAAAGAATACGATTTAGTAGCTTCGGAAAATCTAAACGAAGATGTAGTTGTGGAAGATGAATAAGCCTGAGTTTAAATACAAGAAACCAGAAACCAATACAAGCGAATTAAGAACTCCAGTAGAGTTTTATAACTCAAAAGTACTTGAAGGATTAGATGGCAGGGATGTGAGTTTTGAAAAAGTATTTTATACATTTGCAAAAATCTACTCACCTAGTTTAAAGGATATCGAAATTTCAACGGGAAAATCAATGACTGCAAAGATGACCTTGAAAATAAGAGACCCTTTAACAAGTTATCAACCTGATAATAAGCATTTTGTACAAGTTAATGATCACCGATTAGAAAATAAAAAATGGCAGATCATTGACGTTCGTCCCGATTATGACAACCGTGATTATTTAATTGTTGTTATTGGTGGATCAAATGAGTAGTGGCGCTACATTAAGAGGCTTCGATGAGGTCATCCGGAATCTAGAAGCAAAGCTAGGTGATGCGAAAGTGAGAAGGTCTGCGAATAGAGCTTTGAAAGGCGCAGCAACTGAAACACTCGAAGACTTTCAAGTCGCCCTAGAAGTTTTTAGAAAGACCGGAGAAACAATTGAAAGTGCAACAGTCGGAAATGTAACGGGTGCTTTTGAAGGAGTGCCACTAGTCAAGCTTGGTTTTGGTGCCGGCTCACGTTGGCGATTGGAACACTTGAACGAATTTGGATATGCAAAAAAAGCCCATCCAAGGGGATTCGGTGTTATCCGAAGATTTTCGGAAGCCAACAAAGAAGAATTTAAATATAGGTTAGCAACTAAATTGAAAGGAGAAGGGCTTGGATGATTAAAGACAAGATGTCGGAAATATATGATGCTCTGATGAGCGATGAGGAACTTTCTAAAATCACTATCAAATCATTTGAGCGTCCCGAAACCTTACAAACAGATCAGACAAGTATTGTTATTATTCCACTAGGACCACCTACTCAAAGTGACCAAGGAAGCAATACAAGCTTTTCAAAAACATTTCTTTATCAAATCAATGTCGAATCGATTAACCGAATTGAATGCAAAAAACTGCAAGGGTTAGTCGAAAAGGTGATGGAATCGCAAGGATTCTACCAAATTGCTGGGGGTCTAGATGAATGGATCCCTGAAATCAAACGCTATGCAGATGCTAGGACCTATAAAGGAAAGAGCAGACTGTATGACGATTATTAGAAAGGAAATTTAATATGACACAACAAAAACAAGGTACAGCGACAGTCGGTTTTAAAAGCTTGACAGTTCGCATTTTGGATGGGAACCAGACTCCGACCGAGGGAGAAAACCTCTTTATTATCCAAGGTAAAAAAGGGGAAGGTGCCACTCAAACCGCAAAAATCACTGGTCTTGCTGCTGATGCTATCAAATCATTCGGAAGCAATATTGCTTACTACGTAAACAATCGTGGGGTTGGAGATGTTAAGGTAGATCTCGGGCTCTTGGATATTCCAGTAGCGCTCTACGTTAAAGCTCTAGGTTACGAAGACGACGATGGTATTCTTGATTTCGGAGCTGACACAGTTTCAAAAGACGTTGCAATCTTGCTAGAATCAAATACTGCAGATGGCAGTGGAGCTTACTATGGTTTTTACAAAGGAAACCTGGCAATGGATGCTATTGACCTCAGTACGCTCAAAGAAAAAGCTGAGGAACTTGCTACTACAGATGTATCATTTGCTGCAGGCGCAAGCACTGACGAGCAAACCAAGAACAAGTACGGTACAATGTACTTCGGTAGCGATGAAGCAAAAATCAAGAAATTGAAAGCAAAACTTGGTATGGCAGTAGCAGGATAATAATTGGGGCATTTAGCCCCTTTATTTATCCTTTATATCGTTGTAAACCTTTACAATTATTGATATAATAAGTTGTGGAGGTTTTATTATGAAAAATAAGAAAAATACAGTTTTAATAACATTAACAATTATGATCACTCTAGTTTCCATTGTACTTGCTATTATGCTTGTAAATTCCAACAACCAACTTTCTAAGACACACAAGGAATTGGAAAGCGTAAAGGAAGAGAGAGACAGAGCTGTCATGGTAAAAGATAAGCTCTCTACATACGTATCAAACGTAGATCACGATTTATTTCTGGAAGCAAATGATTTTGTTCTTGGAATGAATTCATTGACTAGCTACAAATTTGGGGACGGAGTTCTTTTCGACAAAACTCAAATCACAATCAACGAACCC